ACAAAGATTGGAAATTGGTGGTTTTTAGATGATGATGTTACTCGATTTAAAGATCATGCTGATACTGTGTGGGGCGAAGTGGTTACCAACAAACCAATGACTGAAACTATAGACCATTGGTTTTCTGGACGTACACAATGCCATGCAGTTGATATCGGAGCCAACATAGGAATCATGACAGCATATTTCGCCCAACGCTGGCAACATGTTACAGCATTTGAACCTACACCTGCAATTTTTGCTTGTCTTGAAAAAAACTGTACAAGAGACAATGTTGATTTGAAATCAACGGCACTCAGCGATAAAACGGACACAGTAATTTTTGCTGTCAACGGAAGGTCAGAGATCAACCAGATTGTTTCCTCTACAGATATCTTATCAAAGCATTGGTCTTCTATTCAAGTGCCAGCTGTAACATTAGACAGCTTAAATTTAACTGACATTGACATGATTAAGATTGATGTAGAAGGACATGAATTATCGGTGCTGCGAGGAGCAGAACAAACTATCCGCAGCCAGCGTCCGTTGATAGCAATCGAGATCAGCTTTGAAAATAAAGTGTTGGACAAGAAACTCAATAAAGATCATGCTCATGCATTAGATTTATTAAGTGACTGGGGTTATAAACAGATTTGGAATCACCGGTACGATTATATAATGGAACCTGCATGAGAGTAATAGACGCATTTACATTCCTTAACGAAGTAGACTTAGTTAAAGCCAGATTTGAATATCTCAATGACGTAGTTACAGACTTTGTTGTTGTTGAAAGTAATCAGACCTGGCGACACCAGCCCAACCAACCTTTCTTTGCGGAAATTATTCCCACACTACCTGCAGACATACAAGCCAAGATACATTATGTTGTTGCAAGCTGGCCAGACGATTGGTTGAACGATGCCGATGGTGTCCAAGAGAAATGGGTAGAAAATGGTACACGTGAGCTGGCCCTAACTGAAATGCAAAAATGGGCAGATCCAGAAGATTGGGTCATTATGAATGACTTAGATGAATTCTGGGAAATAGAACTATGGGAAGAAGCGTGTGAAGCGTATCACACCCACGGACAAGTGGTATGGAATCATGAAAACCGTACTTGTTTTGTAGACTGGATCACCCCGGGAATTCCTAGATGGCCTGGCAGCAAGATGGCCAAGTTTAAAGACATTACAACAATGGAAGAATTCTATTGCAGTAAAAATAAAGCACTACGCTTTGTAGAGGGAAAAACAGAAAAAACATTATTCCATCCAGTGACCGGAGGCTGGCACTTTACCAAAATGGGCGACGCTGAAACCAAAGCAAAGTCCATGGGCAGTATACGTGAATGGCGCACCTGGGAACCCAAGATTGGCAAAACACCCGAGCAAGCTGCTGCTGATATTATGTCGGGATCTGGATGGAATACAGTGGCAAAGAAAGGAAAAATGCGAGCAGAAGCCGATGGTGGGGCTGGTCTTACACCGCGGATACTCAACATACTAAAACGCATAAACATATTCTGGAGTAACGGAATTAACCCATGGGGCAACAAGTGAAAACATTTAAACTACCAAGCAATAAAATAATTGATCCTGCCAACGAATACTTTACAAATAAAGCTGGAATTGGATGGAACAGAAACGGTCGCGACAGAATCATTGAGCTGATCAAGGACAAACAAAATGTCATCGACATTGGAGCACACGTAGGCATTACTACTGTACACTGGCTAATGGCAGGATTTAAACGGGTTGATTGTTTTGAAATCAATCCCAGTCATTATGAATGTTTGTTAGACAACACAGCAGAATATAAAGATCAAATCACTTATCATCCTGTTGGATGTAGTTACGAAACAAAGACATTAGAAGCAGCATATCGTAGTCCCAATAACTCGGGCAGCTTTCAAATGTTGGATGAACATGTGGCCGCAGCTATTCCAGACAAACATAAGTTTTTGGTAGATGTTGTGCCTCTTGACAATTTTAAATTTGAAGCTGTTAGTCTCGTTAAGATTGATGTAGAAGGATGGGAGTATGAGGTTCTTCGCGGCGCCATGTCAACTATACGTGAACATCAGCCCATGCTATTTGTTGAATACGGTCACGGCGATGCTCGTAAGAGTATGCACAAATATGATGATACTAAGTTTCAAGAAATGTTGACAGAATTAAACTATCGCGAACTTGAAGTCACTGGCGATGCCATATTTGTACCTAACAGCTTTGTAGAATGACCACACAAGATTGTGCCTGTGTCATACACGGTACAGCATACGACTGGATCTACGTAGAACGTTTGTACAACATGCTCAAGGTCAACAGCGCACACGATATTCGCCTGCATGTTTTTACAGAGACCAGTAGGCCAGTTCCTGCTCCGTTCGTTAAACACGAACTACAGGAATGGCCAGGTATTGCAGGACCCAAGAAATCCTGGTGGTACAAGATGCAGATGTTCAATCCTGTACACAACTTGGGTCGTATTTTGTACTTGGATCTTGATACAGTAATAACCAGAAACATTGATTGCATTTGGAATTTGGAAGAACAATACTTTTGGGCCATACGAGATTTTAGGTATCTTTGGAGACCCGCATGGAACGGTATAAATTCCAGTGTGATGATTTGGGACACACAAAAATTTTCTTGGATCTGGGACGACTTTTGTAGCAAGAATATCAATGCTACAGTAAAGCTCTTTCACGGCGACCAGGATTATTTGAATAGTGTTTTATCTGACAAAACCCGAAGATTCATAGACGCAGAAATAATTAAAAGCTGGCGTTGGCAATGCAAAGATGGTGGATTAGATATGAAAAGTAGGATTTATCGTAGCCCTAATGCCGGCACTGTAGTAGATCATAAAACTGCTATAATGATCTTTCACGGAAAACCCAAGCCGCACGAAATACACGATAATACTATAGATAAATATTGGAAATAGATACTAAATAAACATGATTGGAGAAATCAATGACTACCCGTACATTTAAACAACTCGGTCAAGCGTTTGGCCCTGAGGCAGTTACCGTAACAGCAAAGATTGATGGTGCTGTTGTTTTTACAGGCCCAGTTACGGCCCTGGACGAACCGTTGCCGTCTTTCCCAGATTCTAATACTACATTTAATACCGAATTGTTTACATGGACAGAAGATGTTGCATTTGCCGGTACACGAAATTTAGAAATTACAGTTTCAGGCGGCGTATTGTTACTAACTGATACATTGGCAAACTTTGCATTATCAAGTTTAGTAACTGATCCAGTGTCGGCGATTGTAAGCGACAACACACATTTTTATAGTTTTTATGTTGTTGAAGAGAATGGCACAAATGTGTATGATCCGTTTACCAACATAGAAATTGATGGAGCACCTAAATCTACTAGCCATACAGTTGCCCCAGGCCAAATTGCACTTTATGAACCCTTACCGGGACAATGGTACTGGCGTATCAATTCTGGTTCTGTGTTTACTGCCACTGTCAATATTCAAGCAGGAACAGCAGCATAGTTTGTTGCTAAAAAACAACACTTTAAAAGCCCCATTAAATGGGGCTTTTTTGTGGCTTTTTTGCCACAAAAATAGTGGTAGACCGGTAATGGCACATCGGCTATAATAGTTATACAGTAACAAAACGGAATAAAAGATGAACTTAGCAATTGGCAATCAAGTACGTTGGGAATCTGCAGCTGGTGTCAAACGCGGCACTATTAAAAACATCGTTCTTGGCCCTGCTGCCAACGGAGTTGTTACTCCCTGGATTGATGTTGAATCCTTAGTACAGATTTCAGACATGTATCAGCTCAGAAGTGTGCGTCTTTGTGCCAGTGACAGCAACCTCAAAATGATGCGTGTCGCACTTGTTGCGTAAAAACAACACCAAAATAGTGGTAGACCGGTAATACAATATCGGCTATAATAGTTATATAGTAACAAAACGGGATTAAAAATGACCAAAGAAGAACTCGGCGAGTTAGCAATGGAAATCCTCAACGGTGCTGAAGTTGACAAAAACTTTGGTGAGGACGGTGTTATCCAAGTCAATTCCGACCTGTTGTTTCGCTACTATGTTATGCGTGGTAACATCCGTCGTAAAGCCAAAAAAGCAGAAAAAACTGTTGCGTAAAAACAACACCAAAATAGTGGTAGACCGGTAATATAATATCGGCTATAATAGCTGTACACTAACAAAACAGGAGCAGTAAATGACCCAAGTCCTAATCCGCAACGGCGTTTATCGCAATAAACCCGTACACAACGAAG